ATGAAGTCGTGGTTCTCGGCGGTGTGAGTGCCGGGAACCACGACTTTTCTGTACCTGTTTTTGTCAGGTAGAATGACGTTTGTATGTCAACGAGTCGCACCCTTGTAGAGCCACACGTAGCGGAACGCGCCGTCCGACTTCTCCGACTTGAAGCCCACGGCGAAGTACGGCGGACGGTCGGACGCGGTGCGCACCAGCACGCCGTTGTCGTCGATCTGGTTGCCGAAAATCATCTCCTGGATGGCCAGCGGCACATCCGCCATGGAGGTGGAGAAGGTCAGCTCCGGGTCGGGATACAGCACGTCAAACTCGATGTCGTCGGCGTACTGGATATCCGGGTCGGTGTTGTCGGGGGTGATGGTCGCTTCAATCGCGCCCGCCACCAGCTGCAGTTCGCCATAGGTATGGCTGGTGTCGGTGTCCTCCGTGAGCGGCGCGATCACCACATTTTTGAGGCCCACGGTCGAGGCGACCTGCGGGGATGCGGTAGGGGTTGCCATGGTCGATTCCTCCAATCGTTACAGTCGGTCAATGGCGTCCCGCAGCCCATCGCGGATGATCCCATAGGCTTCATCCGCGCGGGTGTCATAGGCGGGACGGATAAAGGGATGCGCGGGTGCGGGCGCGGGGCCGCCGTGTCCGTATTCCACCGGTGTGGCGTAGTACGCGCCTTCCTCCTTGCGGTGCACGCCGATGGTGATGCTCTTTCCGCTCTTCCGGCGCTTCTTCACCGGGCCGATGCGGATGGAGCGGTTTAGCACCCCGGTGATGATTTTGGGATCTTTGGAGGCATTGGCCTTCATCTGCTGGTGGATGGGCTGGGCGGCTGCCTCCAGGATGCGGCGGGCTACAGGCGCGCCCGCGCCGTCCGCGTCCATGCGGCTGGCCATGCCCGCAATATCCGAGGCAAGACCGTCAAAGCCCTGCGTGTCAAGGGGCACCGGGCGTCACCTCCGTTTGCAGGCACCACGTCCACTGCACGGTGAACTGCGTGGTGGCGGTGTCGTAGGCGGGCTGGTTGTAGCCCTTGTCCGATTCCTCCACCATAAAAAAGCCCGCGTCGTACATGGCGGCGCGGATGCGGTCGGCGGTGTCGGTGGGGTCGATATCGCTCCAGAGATTGAGGTACACATAGGTGCGGTAGGCCGTCACCCGGTCATCCTGATGGGCGGCCTCCGTGGTGGTGGTGGAGTACACAGCGTACTGCGTAGGCGGGTTCTGGCTTGGGCCGGTTGCGCGCCACACGCCCGCCATGACCGGGATGCCGATGCCCTTGAGGGCCTCCTGAACCTGCCTCATCCGCTCTCACCGCCCCGTTGCCCCGCGCGCTGCTTGCGCACGGGGTTCGCGTGGCAAATCCATGATTTGCTCACGCTCAGGATTCGCTTTGCTCATCCGCTCACCCCCTTGGAAAGCGACGCCTTCAGGCCCAGATACGTGCGCTTGAAGGCGTACTCGCCCAGGGTGGAAATGTCCCACTTCTCGCCCCGGAACCGCACCCACATGCCGGGTTTGATGTCGTCCCGGTAGCGGATGGTGAAGTTGATCACCTGCTCGGTGTTCATCACGTCCGCGGCGCGGTAGTGCTGGTTGCCCGCGTCCACCACGCTGGCCCATGTCCTGCAGACCACGACGTCGTTCGGCTCGGGATAGCCGTTTTCGTTGACGGTGTTTTCGGTGTAGCCGATCTCCACCAGGTGGCGAAGATCGCCGGGATGCAGATCGGATTCAAAGTTCTTATAACCGCGCAAGCAGCTTCACCCCGCTTTCTTACAGAATGCTTTCAGAACATCTTCCCGGGATCGCGATAGGGGTAGAGCAGGTTGTGAAAGGCCAGCATCATGGCGCCATATGTCGTGCGGTCGGGCACATCCCGGTTTTCGTAGTAGAAGCTCACAAAGAGCAGCACTGCCAGGCGCACAGGCTCGGGCGCTTCATCGGAAAACGGCGCGCGGCAGTAATCCTCCGCGACGGCCTGCGCCTGACGGATCAGGCTTTCCAGATAGGCATCCTCCGCGTTCTGGTCGATGCGCAGATGGGCCTTGACTTCATCCAGCGTCACAATCACGGGGCATCACCGGAGGGCTCCCGCATGAGGCCCGCCTCGCGCAGCGCAAGCAGCAGGGCGTTGAAGTCCGCGCGCAGGGCAGCGACGGTCGCCGCTTCGCTTTCCGCGATATAGGGCAAACAGGCTCCGCCGCCAGGGGGCAAATCGAACAGCCCCTCTGCACCTTCGACTGTTGCGCCGGGCAGGAAGGTCAGCTTGCCGCCGACAACCAATTCGTTTCCGCCGTGCGCGTGAAAGTTTCTTGCCGTGTGGTCCATGCGTTCTCATCCGGTGGAGAAAAGCTGGAGGTTGAACGAGAAACACTACGGCATACTTC